ATGGCTGCAATCCGTCAAAGCGAACAGCCACAAGAAAAATGCTCAAAAACAATAGCCGAACTTTTCAACGAATGGCATGGCAGCATTTTGCATCGTGTGAAGGAATCAACGGCTGCCAATTATTCTATGAAAGCAGACAAGCATATTTTGCCTGTGTTCGGGAATAAAACGGTATCTTCAATTGCTCAGGAGGATATTTATGCTTTTATCTCTGCAAAGCAAAAGGATGGGTTATCGATGAGATATATTGCTGATATTGTAATTCTGATGAAAACAATGTTCAAATATGCAGTCAGAACCTATCATATCTTTAATCCGATGGATGGAATTATTTTGCCGAAGAAAAAATCGCCTGAAATTCAGCTGCTTGATAATGCGGAACAGAAGCAATTACAGAAATATGTTTCAGAACATCAAAATCGCAGCACACTTGGCGTAGCACTTTCCATGTCCATAGGGATTCGAATTGGAGAACTTTGTGCTTTGCAGTGGAAAGATATTGACCTTGAAAAACGTATTCTGACCGTCAGGAAAACCATGCAGCGTATTCAGTGTCCAACTGGAGAAGCCAAAACCAAACTCATCATTACTGATCCGAAAAGTGAATCTTCTCACAGAAGCATACCAATTCCGGACTGTATGATGAGTTTTTTGCATAAATTTAAGGGAAAATCAGATTTATTATCCATTATAATTTTTCCTTTCTGAACAAATTCCAACTTTCACGAACAAGCTGTGTGCTTTCTACATTAATTCAATTGTAGCATATCCCACCCCAAAAATCAACGATTTTCCACATAATATTTCGTGACATTGCAAGAATTGCTTATTACGCCAACCTTGTAGAAAATTGTGAACGAACCTATATTAAGGCAGATGATTAATCTCTGCGTGACGGCTTAACATTCAAATCAGGGCTGATCGTTCCCTCGATTTTTCCGTTTTCCCGTTCAAATGCAAGAATGCGGTCACGGACAAGGCACAGCACTTCGCTGTTGACAGAACGTCCCTCATAATCCGCAATATATCCGATTTTCTTCAGCATCTCCTCTTCAAATCTAATTGATACACTTTTCGTAGCCATAAAAAACTCTCCTTTTCTGAATATATTAAAGGATTGCTCCGAGGCGACTATGCTTCACGAATGCAGGGATATGCGACAGCAAGACAGAATGGCTGGATGTCGGCAAATGATATTCGTGAAATTGAAGATATGAACCGCATTCCTACAGAATTAGGTGGTGACTTATACCTTTGCAACGGCTCGTTTACAAAATTACAAAATGCAGGCGCATTTGCAAAATCCAATGAAAGCGAGGAAACAAAATAATGAAGAAATTCTGGAACTTTATCAAAAATGAAGATACCGGAGAAACAGAGCTGTACTTTGAAGGCCCTATTTCAGACAGCACATGGTACGGAGATGAGATCACACCAAAAATTTTCAAGGATGAACTTTCAAAGCATCCCGGAAATCTGACAGTTTGGCTCTGTAGCCCAGGCGGAGATGTGTTCGCTGCAAGTCAGATATACACCATGCTCAGAAATCATAAGGGCAAAATTACAGTAAAAATCGACGCTCTTGCCGCATCCGCTGCATCAGTCGTGGCAATGGCTGGTGATGAAACTTTGATTTCACCAACCGGAATGCTGATGGTGCATGATCCTGCGTGTTTAGCATCCGGCAACAAGTCCGACATGGAAAAAGCGATTGAACTTTTGGAGGAAGTTAAGGAATCCATAATCAACGCATATGAGCAGAAAACGCATCTCAGCCGTGCCAAGATTGCCAAAATGATGTCTGATGAAACTTGGCTGAATGCGAAAAAAGCATTGCAGCTTGGCTTTGTGGACGGCATTTTGTTTTCCAAAAAAGAGCCTGAAACCGATGAGCCGGAGGAAGATGATACTGATGAAAATGCAGAGGGCAATACTCCAAATGAAGATGAAAAAAATCCCGATAAGCCACAGAAAAATCCAGAATCTATGCTGTATTCTCCTGCAACTACAACTGCATCGCTGATGCAAAAAATATCCATTTTGGCACCGTCAGGTGTTCCCATAAATCAATTAGAAAAGCGACTTTCACTGCTGAAACACTAAGGAGGACGATATTATGACTATTCAGGAACTGAGAGAAAAAAGAGCAAAGGCATGGGACGAGGCGAGAAATTTCCTTGATTCCAAGCGTAATGACAGCGGTCTGCTTTCTGAGGAAGATTCTGCTGTTTATGACAAAATGGAAGCTGAAATTGTTGCTCTTGGAAAGGAAATTGACCGTTTGGAGCGTCAGGAAAAGCTGGCTGCACAGATGAATGCGCCTACTTCCAATCCGATTCTTGGAAAGCCTGCAAATCCCGAAATTTCGGAGAAAACGGGCATTGCAAGTAATGAGTACAAGACCGCTTTCTGGAACAATGTCCGCAACAGAAATTATGTGGATATTCGCAATGATCTTCAAATTGGCGAAGATTCCGAGGGCGGTTATCTTTGCCCTGATGAGTTTGAAAAAAGGCTCATTGAATCTCTTGAGGAAGAGAATATTTTCCGTCCGCTTGCAACAGTAATCAAGACCTCTTCCGGTGACAGAAAAATCCCAATTATCACACAGAAAGGCGAGGCCGCATGGCTTGAAGAAGAGTCAAGTTACAGCCTTTCCGATGACGCTTTCGGTCAGATTTCCCTCTCTGCTTACAAGGTCGGCACGGCTATCAAGATTTCAGAGGAACTGCTTAACGATTCTGTTTTTGACCTTCCTTCCTATATCGCTAAGGAATTTGGCAGAAGAATCGGTGCTAAGGAAGAAGAAGCATTTCTTGTCGGCGATGGTAAGGGCAAGCCTACCGGAATTTTCGCTGCGACAGGCGGTGCTGAAAATGGTGCAACGACTTCAACAGCAAACATCACATTTGACGATATGATCGAAGTTTTCTACTCTCTGAAATCTCCGTATCGTAAAAAGGCAGTGTGGATTCTCAACGAGCAGACTATCAAAATCTTGCGTAAAATCAAGGATTCCAACGGGAACTATATTTGGCAGCCCAGCGTTTCAGACGGTATTCCAGATACGATTTTGAACCGTCCATATGTCACTTCCGTTTACGCTCCGGCTGTTGCGGCAGGTGCTAAGGCACTTGCCTTCGGCGACTTCTCGTACTATTGGATAGCTGACCGTCAGGGACGTTCCCTTAAGAGATTGAACGAACTTTTCGCAATGAATGGTCAGGTAGGATTCCTTGCAAGTCAGCGTGTGGACGGTAAGCTTATCCTGCCGGAAGCAGTCAAAACTCTGACGATCAAAAAGGCGTAATTTTATGGTAACACTGCATGAAGCAAAAAATTATCTCCGTGTCGATGGCTGTGAGGATGACAAGCTGATTTCCGATTTGCTTATGACTGCGAAAAAGCTGTGCATGGATGTGGGACGCATGAGTGAGGAGAAGTTTGAGAGAAACGAAGATACCACCAGAACGGCGATGCTGTTCACAGTATCTTATCTATACGAAAACCGAAATACAGCGGATTTTCACAAGCTGACGCTTTCTTAGCGTTCCATTTTATTCGCACAGCGTGAAGGAGTGATTTGATGGAAATCGGGAAACTGAATCAGCGTATTACGATTCTAGAGCATAGCACAAAAATCGATAATATCGGCAATCACAAGGCTCAGTGGGACGAGGCATTCTCCTGCTGGGCTTCTGTTTCCGTGAAAAATTCGGCGGAAAACTCCGATAACGGCACAACAAAAGAAGTGCAGACTTTGCAGTTTATGATTCGGCAAAACACAATGACGATGGGAATTTCAGCGACTGCAATCTCGACCGTTTGGAACACCATTTATGAGTTTATTTCTCCGCTTTTAGAAGCATTCAAATATCTCTTTGAGACTATTTTTCAGGCGATTCATATCATTATCAGCAATGTCATGGACTGGATTTCAGAAAAGATTCAGACTATCTGGAACGTTATCGTTGCATTTATCACTCCGATTTTGGAAGGTATCAAATCGTTTTTTGAGACGATATGGAATGTGATTTCTACCGCAATTTCTACGGTAATGGACACGATTCACAGCGTTATCACGACTGTGTGGAATGCGATTTCCGGCTTTATTTCTGGGATTCTGAATTCTGTCTGGTCTGTGATTTCATCAATCTGGAACAGCATTTCATCAACGATTTCAAGCGTTTTGAATGCCATTTCAAGTGTAGTATCGAATATCTGGAATACAATCAAGACAACGATTTCCAATGTAATGAACTCCATTAAATCAACAGTTTCAAATATCTGGGACAGCATTAAAAGTGCTATTTCAAGCAAAATCAGCGGTATCGTGGACACGGTAAAAAGTGGCTTTAATAATGCTGTGAATTTTGTAAAAGGGCTTGCTTCCGATGCTTGGAATTGGGGCAGGGATATTATCAGCGGAATTGTGGACGGCATCAAAAGCTGCATCAACTGGATTTCTGACGCTTGTACAAATGTTGCTGATACCATCAGAAGCTATCTTCATTTTTCCATCCCTGATGTTGGACCTCTGACCGATTTTGAAAGCTGGATGCCGGACTTTATGAAAGGCTTAGCGGACGGCATCAACAAGAGCAAAAAGGTCGTAGCCAAGGCGGTATCAGGTGTTGCAGATACCATGAAAATCTCGCTGAATTCAGATTTGAACTATAAGCTTGATGGAATTACAGGTGCTGTTATGAATGGCAATTCTGAGAGTTCTGTGGTCAACAATTACTACCAAAACGACAACAGCCGGACGGTGAATCAGACCAATAATAGTCCGAAGTCACTGTCACGGCTGGAGATTTATCGACAGACACGGAATGCGCTAAAAGTGTGATGAAATTTTCCCTATCATTTTTCTGTACAGGATCTGTCATTGATGCCCCATCCGGCAGCATCATCAAGAGCAAGAAAACGTTCATCGCACATAGCTTCAGCAAGACTTTCAGGAAGAATCTTGAAGCCTATAAGGCGATCTTTCTTGTATTTCAGGCGAACTATTACCTTCTTGCCACTGGTATCTTTGAGTAATTCAATCATCTCTTCATAATCACCGTTATCATACATTTTGAGATTCTTCAAAAAATGCGAAGAATATAAATATTTCTGCTTGCCATCGATTACTCCATAAGCTTCGATATCAATGCAGCCTGCTTCGAGGTTTTCTTCATAGCAATCCTCATAACAATCATGTATAAACGAAAGCGATACATCCTTATATGCAGCTTTTGAAAAAATTGACATTCTAATTCTCCTCTTTAGATTTAATTATATCCAGTATATCACATTTTCCCCAAAAAGTCAAATCGTAGAAAGGAGGCATTGCACCATGCGATTCACCTTAATTTTAGAAAATGAAACCGGCGAGCAAATCAATATGACCACCACCGCCAACCAGTATATGACCTCCGAAATTGACGGACTGTATCCGCCCGCCGGAACAATCAGCACATCAACTTATGCAGGAATGGACGGAAGCTATCTGAACAACGCTTTCATCGAAAAACGTAATCTTGTGATTTCCTTTCAGATGCGTGGCGTTAATATTGAGAACCGCCGTCATGCACTGTATCGTGTGGTCAAGCCGTCCCGATACATCAAGATATATTACCGCACTGCGAATATTGACGTGTACACCGAGGGCTATTGCAGTCGCCGTGAGAATGGATATTCTGCTCGGCACGACTTACATCCGTGATGCAGTCTGCATCAGCTTTTGTCTGAATGAGCTGCTTTCCATCGTGGAAAATACATCGCTCATGGGTGACTCCCCACAGTGTGGGGAGATGTCACGAAGTGACAGAGGGGACGGGCTCCGATTAGGAGTTCCTTTCCCGACTGCAATCAAGAAAGCAATTGACGTTTTGCAGACCAAAGTCGGCAGAACTGAAGATGAAAATATCAAGGAGGATGAATAATATGGCAATCTTAAAACCTGATAAAATCACAAATCTTGGCGGTGTGACCGTCAATGAATACTTGCTTACAAAGCATAATCCGAATAGAATTGATATGCCCTCCGCTTCTATGGAGGGCAAAATTATTGGCGTTACAATTCACAATACCGACTGGATTTCTGTAGCAAACGGAACAACTCCTGCGGAGCAATATACTCGTGCAACTGTTAATGGAAACATGAATGACGTCAGAGTTCATTACTATGTTGACAACACTTGTGCATGGCAGAATCTTCCGTTGAATCTGTCAGGCTGGCACGCCGCTGACGGCAGCGGAAACGGCAACCGCAGAACAATTGCTATCGAGTGCATTATGAGTTCTGCGTATAACGACCGTGACAAGAAATCTGAGGATAACTGTGCAAGACTGGCAGCGGCACTCTTGAAAAAATACAATCTTGACATCAATCATCTATACACTCATACCCACTGGCTGAATGTCCGTGATGGAAAATCCGGCAGCGTGGATTATCTGAATACTGCGAAAAATCCGTCCAAAATGTGTCCGTTGTATATTCTTCCGCATTGGTCAGCATTTAAGGCAAAGGTGCAGTCTTACATGAATGCCGGAACTTCTGCATCGACAAATCCGACAACAAAACAGCTTTACAGAGTCCGCAGAAGCTGGAACGATGCAAAATCGCAAATCGGTGCATTCTCTTCTTTTGAGAATGCGAAAAAGGCTTGTAAATCGGGATATTCTGTATTCGATGCAAACGGCAACATCGTATATCCTGCAAAGAAATCTGTAGATGAAATTGCCCGTGAAGTTATTCAGGGCAAGTGGAGCAATGGTGCTGAACGTAAGAAAAAATTAACTGCTGCCGGATATGATTACAACGCTGTGCAGAAACGGGTAAATGAACTGATGAAATAAATTTTATAGACGGCTGTCGATTTGGTTCGGCAGCCATTTTCATTTGGAGGTGCTTTATGACTGACGCTGAGAAAAATCACATCATAAAACTAAGGGCAAAAGGTATCAGCTACAAAAAAATATCCGCCGAAACAGGCATATCCGAGAACACTATAAAATCATTTTTTAAGCGAAATACAGACCTTTGTCCGGTATGCGGAATTCCCTTGACAGGCAAAAAATACTGCTCCGATAAATGCCGTATCAGTTGGTGGAACAAGCATCCGCACCGCACTTCCGGAATGATTGAATGCAGATGTGAAACTTGTCAAAAGACTTTTTTCGCCTATCCAAGCAAGGCAAGAAAATATTGCTCCAAAGCCTGTTACGGAAAGTCCTGCCGAAAGGAAGATTGCAATGAAAAGTGAAAAATTACAGCACATCGCCGCCTACAAAACGGCGATTATTTTATTCCAAAAACTGTTGAAAAACGGCACGATTACAGAATCGGAATTTCATCAATGCGAGTCAAATATCGCCGAAAAATGCGGCTTATCTTTGTGCAGCATATATCGGGAAATCGCTTGACTTTCAGCCGCTTCTGATTTAATATGTAACACTGACAAGGATGCCTGAGCATGAGGTAGGATTCTGCTCGAATGCGAATGGTATGCCGACATTAGATTAAAGGAGGCTGGCGATTTTATGGCGAGAATCGTAGAGAGAGTAAATTTTCATACTCCAAAAATCAAAAAGTTGAAACGAGTTGCTGCCTATGCAAGAGTTTCTAGCGGAAAGGATGCAATGCTCCATTCCCTTTCGGCTCAGATCGACTATTACCGCAATTTGATTTTCAGCAATCCGGAATGGCGATTCTGCGGCGTTTACGCTGACGAAGCCATGATAGGCACTAAGGATAATCGTGAAAATTTTCAGAAAATGCTTGCGGAATGCCGTGCCGGGAATCTGGATTTGATTATCACAAAATCAATTTCAAGGTTTGCAAGAAATACGGTTACGCTGCTTGAAACAGTGCGTGAACTAAAGGATTTGGGCATTGGTGTTTATTTCGAGGAGCAAAATATTCACAGCCTTTCTTCAGACGGTGAACTGATGTTATCCATTCTTGCAAGCTATGCACAGGAGGAAAGTTTGTCTGCAAGCGAAAATCAGAAATGGCGTATCCGTAAGGATTTTGAACAAGGAAAAGTCAGCAGCTTGCAGATGCTTGGTTACAAGCGAAATCATGACGGCGTGCTTGAAATTATTCCTGAAGAATCGAAAATTGTAAAGCTGATTTTCAACAGTTATCTGTCAGGAATGGGGAAACTTGCAATAGCAAATCAACTGAACGAGCAAGGAGTTTTGACTAAGAACGGCAATCAGTGGGGTCCGGAAAGTGTACTGCGAATTCTGAAAAATGAGAAATATGCAGGCACGATGATTTTGCAGAAATTTTATTCCGAAAATCACATTACAAAGCGTAAAATGACAAATGAGGGGCAGCTTCCAAAATATCATGTTGAGGATGCTCACGAGGCGATAATTTCAATGGAGCAGTATCTTGCCGTGCAAGCCGAAATGAACCGCAGAACAGAAGAATACAGCCGAAACAACGGCAAAAAACAGATTTATCCATTCATAGGGAAACTGGTTTGTGATTGCTGCGGCAAGCACTATCAGCGTAAAAAAACTGCAACGGGATATGTTTGGATTTGCAGTACATTCAACCGTGAGGGAAAATCGGCTTGTCCGTCAAAACAGATTCCGGAGATCACTCTGGAAAAGCTGTCGGCAGAGATTTTTGGACTGCCGGAGTTCAACGCTGAAGTTTTCAGTGAACAGATTGAGAATATCAAGATTTGCAATAATTGTGTTGTGAAGTTTCATTTTAAAGATGGTCACGAGGAAACGGGACTATGGCAGGTACGGTCACGTTCAGAGAGCTGGACTGCTGAAATGAAAGAGAAAGCGAGGAAAAAATCATGCCAAGAATAACGGTCATACCGTCAACATTCAATCCTGAAACCCATATGCCAGCGACACACATTGAGAAAAGAAAAGTCGCTGCATATGCCCGTGTTTCCACAGATTTAGAGGAGCAATTAACTTCTTACAAGGCACAGGTTGACTATTATACGAAGTACATTAAAGAGCGTGAGGACTGGGATTTTGTGAAAGTCTACACAGATGAAGGCATCAGCGGAACTTCTAATAAAAGGCGTGAAGGCTTTCAGCAGATGATTGCAGACGCTCTTGACGGAAAAATCAATTTGATTATTACAAAATCCGTCAGCCGTTTTGCAAGAAATACCGTAGATTCGTTAAGTACGATACGTCTTCTGAAAGAGCATGACGTTGAGGTTTACTTCCAAAAAGAAAACATTTTTACATTTGACAGCAAAGGTGAACTGATGATAAGCATTTTGAGTTCGCTTGCTCAGGAAGAATCCCATTCCATATCTGAAAACGTCACATGTGGACAGAGAAAACGATTTGCTGATGGCAAAGTCAGTCTGCCGTACAGTTCATTTTTAGGCTACCGGAAAGGTGCAGACGGACTTCCCGAAATTGTGCCGGAAGAAGCTGAAATCGTCCGATTTATCTATAAAAGTTACATGGAGGGACAGACTACCTATACCATCGCAAAAGCCCTGACAGAACGAAAAATTCCGACTCCGACAGGCAAAGAAAAATGGCATCAGTCTACAATTAAAAGCATTTTAACTAACGAAAAATACAAGGGGTCTGCACTTTTGCAAAAAAGTTTTACCACCGATTTTCTCACGAAAAAGAAGAAAATCAACGAAGGCGAAGTTCCACAATACTACATTGACGAAAGTCATCCTGCTATTATATCACCGGAGGATTTCGAGCAAGTTCAGCTTGAAATGGCAAGACGTAAAAAGCTGGGAAAGCAATACAGCGGGAATTCACTTTTTGCAGCAAAAATCGTATGCGGTGACTGTGGGAACTTTTATGGTTCAAAGGTATGGCATTCTACAAGCAAATATCGCCGTGTGATTTATCAGTGCAACAGCAAATTCGAAGGCGAACATTTCTGTTCTACACCGCATTTGTATGAGGATGAAATCAAACAGCGTTTCGTGAATGCTTTTACGGTTTATTTTCACAGCAAGGATTTGATTATTGACACCTGCCAGGATCTGATTGACACAATTTCCGACACATCGGCAATTGATAAAAAGCTTGAAAAACTTTCTCAGGAGCTTTCAGTCATTGAAAGTGCAAACAGAGAATTGATTCTGAAATTTGCGCAGTCACCCAAACGTCCTGCCGATTATGATGAACGCCGTGATGCACTGACAAAAGAGTACAACGAGAAATTCGGAAAGTTTCAGAAATTGGAGCAGAAACGAACCGATCAACTTAACAGAGCTGAAGCCCTGCAAAATATGGTACAGCAATTATCTGAAACAAAAACGATCATAGATACCTTTGATGATTCCCTCTGGAGAACGATGATTGAAAAGGTTACCGTGTTCCATGACAACAGAATGATTTTTCAGTTTCTTGATGGAACGGAAATTGAAGCGTAA